AGACAATAATGCACCAATTACAGTATGTATCAACGGTACGTGCTCTATGTTTAACAAAATGACAGCTGAAGATATCACCCAGCACCGCGAAGAATACTATATTCAGTATCTTCCTGTTAAAATTGAAGAGACTATTGAGAAAAAGATGTTTGCAGTCCTGAAAAATCCCCGCAACGTATGTGTATATAAGGAGCCTAAAGAGTACGATGCCGATTTGGAAAAGTTGGCTTCTCATATTAATGAGAATAATCGCGATAGTATTCTTGAAAAGATGATAAATAAGTACAAGGACTATGTCAGAGATTACTATCACACAGGAGGGTATGAGATGTTTGATATATTGATGAAGGAGTTCAGCGTCTTCGTTCAAAAACATATGAAGTACGAGATAACGAGGGAGGATTTTGAAGAGGAAGAAGTAGAAATCTACGACGCCATCGCTGATATGTAAGTAAGTATATCCTGTATCCCCGACTCACTTATATTATATGTATATCTATTTTTTAACTTTTTAACTTTTTAACTTTTTAACTTTTTAACTTTTTAACTTTTTAACTTTTTAACTTTTTAACTTTTTAACTTTAAGAGTCCTAATATGTGTTCTATTAAATTGCTAAAAATATAAAAAATGACGATATGACATACAACCTTATAGATAAGCCCTTAAATACTGCACAACAGGACAGCGACCCGCCCTTACCGAAAAAGTACTAATAGTTCTGTGCGCGAGATGTCGTCGGTTAATCTGATGGATATAATTACTACTGAATATTCATTAGGTATCAAGATTTTGACAAATAACAAAGCTCATACTACAGCCTGTATCAACGGTGTATGCCAGACGTTTAATAAGATGACAGCTGAGGAAAATACCAAGCATCGCGAAGAATATTATTTGTGGTATCTTCCTGAACAAATAGAGAATACAATTTATAACAAGGTATTCTCTATGTTAAAGAATCCACAAAATGTTAATGTATATAAGGAGCCTGAAGAGTATGAAGCTGATTTGGAGAAATTAGCGATGAAGATAAATAAGAACGGTTGCTATGATAATATTATGGCAAAAATGGTAAATCTATATGAAGAAAATGGAAGGGAGTTTGATATGTCTCGCAATAGCACATCAAGCTGTTATATATTTGGCATATTGATGAAAGAGTGCTATGACTTCCTAAAAAATCATATGAAGCGCGAAATAACAAAGAAGGATTACGACACCGAAGACGAAGATATTGACAGTATGATTGTAAAATATAAATGGTCGTGTAGGGGCTATTAGTAATAAAAATTGATGAACCGATAGGTATATACTTAATACAACCGCACCGAGATGGACGAGATGGTTATGACAGCTACTGAGAATTTTACAAAGATACTATCAACCAAAGATATAAAGGAAAAATATAACAAGGAGTTATATTGGGGAGGTAATGGCGTAGGCGATAGATGGGCTAAAAAGAAGTTCAATTATAGCGTCGTATATGCAAAGAAGCAACCGGCTTTGTATAGTGAAAATGATGATGATGAAATACCACCGGAAGTTCTCAGCCAATTTTTACAAACTAACAAAGAAAATGCAGGTATAATTGGGATATTCGTACATTCAAGGAGAACAAATATACAGCGAAGGCCTATTTGTAGTAATATAAAGAAGGCAATCACAAGTTCGCCTTGTGTCGTATGCGGAACACACGATACGATATGCGATCACAAAAATGACCTATATAATGATGCCCGCGTCTTAAGTACAGAAACGCAGGTAATGAGTGATTTTCAGCCGCTATGTAATCACTGTAATTTACAAAAAAGACAGGTTTGCAAAACCGAAGAACAAACAGGGAAATTATATTCGGCCAAAAATATACAGAGATATCGGGTTTATAATTTTGAGTTCCCTTGGGAAAAGAAGGAGTATAATAAAAACGACATAAATTGTAAAAATGCCACATTCTGGTTTGACCCTGTAGAATTTGAAGATAATATTCAATCCTATTCGCGCTATGTCATTCCTATTATTGACGAGATAAAGCGTAAGGTAAAGGCCAATAAGCTCAAAGTAATACATTAAAAGCGCATAATACTTACGCGAATAGCTTCATAATCTTCTCAAAATATTCGGTTGATATTTCACAGCCTTTAAATTTTCGCCCTGTATTTTTACAGGCTACGGCTGTCGTTCCTCCGCCCAAAAATGTATCTAAGACTACATCGTTTTCCTTTGAATGTTTCTTAATTAATTCCTCAAATAAGCTTAGGCTTTTTTGCGTCGGGTGAAATCTATTCTTGCCGCCTTGAAGCGGGAACATATATATGCCATTATCATATTTACTATTGAATGTCGGCTTCGCCCCTTTTATACCTAACAAAGCAATTTCGCGACAATTTGTTAGATAATTGACGCCCGAGTTTAAAGGCTGGGGGTTCGTTTTTATCCATTCAATAAAACGGATTTGCTTGAACTTGTATTTTTCCATAAGCTCTTTTAGAAAGGAAATTTTCCATAAATCAAAGAATATAATTATAGTCCCGCCGTTCTTCAATTTTTTATAATATTCGCATATGAACTTTTCCAACATTTCCATATTAAACTCGCTATCCCAGAGACCGTAGTCGGTTTTAACGCCATATTTCTTGCCATATATAGTCCCATATTTCATATAATTATCCTTCTTGTCGTCATTTAATATGCTGTTTTCCGTTTTGTATTTCTCCCACTCTTCTTCGGTTTTTACAAACTCTATATTATTTTCTTCATTATGCTTAATCTTATTATAATGAGCGTTCATTCCTGTTTCTTTTGAAATAATGTATGGCGGGTCTGTTAGTATCAAATCCACAGAACCATCTAGAATAGTTGATAAATATTCTAAGCCATCTACGTTTTTAATTTCAAAAACTTCAGAGCTTTCCGCCATTATATCTATATCTATATCTATATCTATAATAATCAATAGTATTATAAATATTAAAGAGAATCAATTTTTAATCCCTTCAATTTATTTCCAGATATCACATAATCAATAAAGTTAAAAAATATATAATAATATATGCTACGCATTCTACAATTGTCTTCATTTCTATATAGAGAGTGATAGCGTATCTCTTGGTGTATCTTGGTTCCCTTTTGGCTATTCTCTATAATTATTATAAATATAAGGATATTACCTTAGCAGTTCTTGAGACACTAGAATATTCTTATTTTTCAATTTTAAAATTTGAGTACATCTCTTGATTTATTTTGTAATTTCTAAAAAACTTTTGAAAATTTAGAAAAAACAGAAAGATGTACTCAAATTTTAATTTTCAATTTTTATAAATATTTGGTTGCTTTTAGATATCGGTAGATTATCCAAGTAATTATTGAGATGCTTGAATATTCTAAAATAAAAAATGATTATTATAATATATAAGATTGTACTGTTATATATACCTATTATATGGCTGAAACAAATAGTGATACTGGTAATGAATGTTCTATATGCTTAGAATCATTTGATAATGATGAAAATAAAGCTGTAATTTTTAATTGCGATACTTGCACAACTAAACTATGTTCGGTATGCTATGATAAAATATCAATTCAACATTACAAGCACGAAAATAACTCTGTAGTATATAAGACAAAATGCCCTTATTGCTGTAATATGACTGAAAAAAAAATTGAGGATTTTAATATAAATCAATTAAGGGTTCTATTGTTAGATAGTATAGCTCACCAAGCTGTATTTGCCGAGGTTGTTATGGATATAAAAGTTAATATCTATAAAAAACACACGAAGTTTTGCAATAATTTGAAGCGGTTAATTATTCCAGCTACTAATCTACTTGGTCAAGAACCTTTGATATAGAGAGCTATAGCTTTGATTATCTATATTCTCTATAATTATTATAAATATAAGGATATTACCTTAGCAGTTCTTGAGACACTAGAATATTCTTATTTTTTCAATTTTAAAATTTGAGTACATCTCTTGATTTATTTTGTAATTTCTAAAAAACTTTTGAAAATTTAGAAAAAACAGAAAGATGTACTCAAATTTTAATTTTCAATTTTTATAAATATCTGGTTGCGTTTAGATATCATCATATATGTTCTAAAAAAATATTGAAGATAAAAAAAATGACTAGATATTTTTATTATTTTGCTCACATAAAAGCTTGTAGCAATCCAAAGACTTAGCAAGCCCCCTATGTCATCAATTACTCTTATGGATATTATCAACACAGAAGCTTCTATTGGCGAAAAGATATTTAGCAATAACAAAGAACATATTATTGCGCTTATCAGCAATACTTGCACCGCATTTAATAAAATTACAAAGGAAGAACTTGAAAAGCATCGTGAGAAATATTTTGTAGTAAGTGGCTTTTGTAAAAAGATAGAAGAATCTATGAAAAGGCTTACTTATGGCTATCTCGGGTTTAACAGTAAAAGATATGAATCATATGTTGAAAAAGAGTATGTAGATTATTATATCAACGGTTCTAATATTGATAGAGCCGCATATGGTTCTAAGTATCAAGAGGCGATAAATGCGTTTGGAGAGGAAATCAATAAAAGCATTTATCGTGATAATATTCTTCAACAAATTATAAAAGAATTCAAAAATTATGTTGTGCTTAGTAATCGTTATATATCGCAAGAATTCTTCAACGTGTTATATAGAACGATGACGATAAATTACTATGTATTCATAAAATACTGTATGAAATACATATTTACCAAAAAAGATTTTGAAGGCGAAGAACAACTTATTACTATGCTAAACAAGATATTTAATGTAGATATCATAGCATAAAGCTACATCATAAAATATGCACAATAATATTAATATTTTTCATTTTTATTCCCTTCAATTTTTATAAATATTTGGTTGCTTTTAGATACACCACAATATCTATATAATAATACTGAAAAATATAAAAATTGACAATGTATAAATACCTATTATTACAAAGCCTGTATAGAAAACCGGATAAGCCTTAAACAACTAATTGATAACAGCGCGAGCCTGGTATGACCGCAATTTCTCTTATGGATATTATTGACACCGAAGCTTCGCTGGGCGAAAAGATATTTGGCGATAACAAAGCATATACTATTGTGTGCATCAACAATACTTGTTTGGCATTTAATAAAATTACGAGGGACGAGATAGAAAAGCGCCGTGAGGAATATTATTGCGAGCATATTCCTAAAAAAATTGAAGAAGCTATGAAAATGTTTACTTATTCGGAGCTTGGGATTACAACTAAAAAATATATGAAACTTATCCCCATTAAATATCGCAACAATTATATGAACTTTTCTAATATGGATAGAGAACATTATCTATCTATATATGAATCAACTATAGATGCTCTTGGAGAGAAAATAAATAATAGCATTTATTACGAGAATATTCTTAGGCAAATGATAAAACAATTCAAATATTATATTATACTTAGTAATAATAATAATTATATATGGTACGGATTATATGGTAATCTTTATAAAAAAATGATGATAGAGCACTATGTATTTATAATATCTAAAATGAATTATGTATTGAAGAAAAAAGATTTTGAAGGAGAAGAACATCTTATTGCAATGTTGCAGAATCTATTCACAGAAGAACTCATAGAAATCATAGAGTAGCGAATCTATATCTATAATTCCAAGTATTTATTTAGATATTTTTCTAATTTCCTATTTAATCTGCTATTAAATCCTTCAAAACTGTTCGCATATTTATAATCTCTTTCCTCTTCAATATCAGTACTAATATCCTCAAAGAAACTCCTTATATAGTTAGGATAAGTTTCCTCTCTCTCTTCTATCTCTTGGATTATCTTATCTAATATTTTTATAGGATTCTCTTTCCATAGCTTCTCGTCCTTTTTAATAAGTAAATCATAATAATTGTATATATCGCCGTGATTATCTTGGTAATGACTGTATAACGCGTGATATATTTCTTTTTTCAATTCATCTCGTAGCATTTTATCCCATTTCCATACAATTTTAATATAACTATTATCATCTAGCAAGAAGCAATATGTAATAATCTCCTTGTTATCATATCTATCCTTGTCATTTTCAAAATCCGGATTATATATAAGGAACCTCTCAAATAATATCTCTATCATTATATCCCAAAAGTTCAATTGAGATATATTGGATTTTAGTATAATATGAATCACAGAATCCTTGTTATTTCCTATGATTGGAAAGTTCCTCTTGTATATTGAGAAATAATTGTGCGAGCTTTTTAATCTAATATATTTGAAGATGTTCCATTTAACATTTTTATACTTCTTAATACTGCATTTATTTACGATATTGCGAATATTTGTAATACTATTGAATAACTCCTGTTCCTTATTATCCGCGTTATCCTTGTTATGAAAGAAGTCTGTAATATTATACAAGTCCATCGGTGTTATCCCTGAATATCTTTTGGATACGAACAATTCTATTAAATATGCCAAAATTATTGATTCATACACCGACAATTCACCCAGCTTATCGCATTTTATCTTATCCTGAACCTTCTTAATAGCCTTGTAGATTATATCGTGATAATGGATATAAAAGGCCTTATCTGATATTTTGCATAATGGTATGTTTTCAAGGCTTTCTTTCTTATTTTTATAACTATCCAAATATTCCCAGAAATCATATACTCCGTACGATACTATTCTTTTCATTGATATTATCCAAAGTATTACAAATAAATGCGATTTACTATCAACGGCCGTAGCCTCCTTTTTCTTAATAATATCTATAACAATATTATAATAATATGTTAGGTATTTGATACAGTGATATCCCCAATCAACTCCTTCAACCCTTTTCTGCTTTTTTAAGCCTATCTTCCATTCTTCTATAATGCTGTTATAAGTTATATTATTCGCCTCCAATATTTTTATTATTTTGTCCTTGCTAACTATATCCTGGATTTTTTCCAATCTTATATTTTTTGATATCGGCGGAATATTGCAGTCATATCCGCATTTTATAAACAGCTTGTGGATATCATCTTTATTTTTATTCAAATCAAAGTAGATTTGTTTTTTAGCTCTCGTCAAAGCTACGTGGATATACGAATCGTAAACCAATCCCTTCTCCTTATTACTTAGAAGTTTCAGAGATGATTCGGTTAATGATAATACAAATACTACATTTCTTCCGTCGCCCTTAGAAGAGCGAATAGACATAATACGCGTCGCCTCTATTGAATCCTTCGTGTTTATTACAGCACCTTCAGTATGCTTGTGTAGATACGCATATCTCGTATATTTTTTATCATATTTTTTAACCCAATAATCTTGTATTTTAGATTCTAGCTCTGAAGCTATAGTATTTGATTTCATAATCGGGAATATAATTAGAAAGTCATTAGGCAAGTACCCATTCGTTTCTACTTCGTAATTGTAATAGCCCATAATTTTATTACAGTAGATAGTGATTTTTTCGGCCATTATTTTATCATCACCATAAATCCTCGGCAGGTCGTCCATAATTTTTATAGGCTCAGTATTGACCGTTTTAACTATATCATCGTCGCAAACAATAGGCGGCAAGTCGTGTTTTTTAAATGCACACAATCTATTGATTTCGGCTTCCATATTTGAAACCTTGATGCGCCTGTTAATATTCACAGGTTCGCGGATATCTATTCGTATATTAGGTAGCCCCTCGCTTACTACGCTCGTTAAAAAATTGTTAGGATATTCCAGAGATTGCAATTTATCACCAACGACATTTACATAACACCCTGTATCATAAATTATCTTAGAAATAGCGTGTAAATAATTTACGGGCAAATCTTGAACTTCGTCTATCCATATCTCCGTCTCCTTGCTCAGCTGTATATATTGCCCGGCATATCTCATATATCCGTTCTTGATTTTTGTAGCCCCTTTCTCGGCGATGTTATCAACTATTCCCGAGAAATAATTTGCCCCGCTCTCTTTGGAATTGGCGAGATTAAAACAGAATGAATCTATCGTTCCTATAATAACAGTACATTCTCTACGGGAACTGGATTTTTTATTACAATACTTGATTACATAGTGCTTCTCGGTATTTTCCTCCGTATCATTTATAATATTTTCTATATGAAACACATTTTCCCCATTCGCATATCTGCTCTTTTGGTCTTGTAATTCCTCGTAAATCACCGTTTTTGCAGAATGCTGTTTGGTAAGAATAATATATGTCGTCTTATCAATATTATCACAGATAGATTTCCAGATTCCATATGTTTTGCCATTTCCCGCGCCCTGCTGATGGACGCTCAAAACCGATTTAATAGTATTATCGTCATCCCAGAAATCCCATATATTATCTGGTTTCATTTGTAAAAACCGTATCGTCTCATTTAATGTCTTGTACTCCTTTATTTCTATCATACTGCTCTTTATCTTTTTGAGTTCTATTTTGAATATCTTGTCGGCTATTTCCACGAGAATATACTCGTATGTTTTATTAAACGATTTGTATTTCCAATCATCCGTAAATATTAGTAGGAAATTATTGGAAGACAATTTATCTAATGTTATCCCAGTATTACCGTCAAGCAACCATATGATTTCTTTGCCAAACTTATTCCAATCATTAAATCTCTTAGTAATATCTTCCTCTGATATATATGAATGCTGAATCTCTAATGTCTGCTTATTATTCAATAGGATATCTGCTCTCCTACAAGTATTACTATTACTATTGCTGGGGGCACATAAAAATTTAACTTCGCGCATATCTTGCGGAAATAACCCCTCCATTTTATTATGCCATAACCCAGGCATTCATATAATAATATTTGATAATTATTATTTATATCAATATTATCATTTTTTACTACCAATATCTATGGTGCCTGTCTATAAAATAAAAAATAAAAAATTGATTTAATATATTGTTAGTAATTACCATAGCCATTAGAGACTCTCGGATACTCGCGGATACTCATAGAATATGTCTAACATTATTGATGTCATAAATACTGAGGAGGCTATTGGGCGTAAGATGATGATTGGCGGAGACAATATCAAGCAGATGGCGATATTGAGTGGCGTATCTAAGCTATTTAATAGGATTGTTAAGAATGATATAGAGCAGCACCGTAATAAATATATCAAACGGCAAATCCTCAAGAAGATTGATGTAATTATAACAAACAAGATGTATTCTATGATTAAAAATCAAGGTAATAAAAGGAATATTTACAAAACTCTTGAAGAATATGACGAGGATTTGCGCGAACTAGCGAAACAAATATATGTCAAGATATACGACGATATTATCAGCGATCTTAATATGGTTTATCGCGAATATATATTTGACGGAAGTATAACGAATAGCTGCTATGAAGCATATCTATTTGGTATAATGGAAAAAGAATATTCTAAGCTTATTGAATACCTTGAAAAAGATTTTGAGATACCACAGATACCACAGATATCTCAGATATCCCGGATATTCATATAAAGATTGTAATATCAATAATACTAAAATACTAATATTATAATGCTTATTCCTACGATTTTTAATACTTTCCCCGAGTGTATTCCAGAAAAGGGCATATTACACATCGGCGCCCATATGTGTGAAGAAAGAGCTCTATATAATACTATAAATATAGGGGATAATGACACATTATGGATTGAAGCTATTGGTGAAATTGTAGCATATGTAAAAAAAATTAATGAAAATATCAATATAGTTCAGGCTGTTATAACAGACAAGGACGACGAAGAATTGAGTTTTATGATAACTAACAATAAAGAATCGTCTTCTATTTTTAATTTTGGAACACACGCCATAGAACATCCTCACGTCTTTGAAATAGAAAGACGCCGATTAAAATCAATAACACTAAATACACTCTTTGAGCGAAATAATATACCACACGATAGATATGATTTTATTAACATAGATATCCAAGGAGCCGAATTGAAGGCTCTCAAAGGAGCTACGCACATTCTGCCGCATATCAAAGCGATATATGCAGAAGTTAATGAAAAGATGCTTTACGAAGGCGCCGGGCTCTTGCCCGAATTAGACAAATATCTAGCGACCTTTAATTTTAAAAGAGTTATCACAAATATGACACAGCACGGATGGGGCGACGCCTTATACATCAAAAACTATGCCATTCCTGCAAGTCCCTCCAGTCCTATCATAAATATGAATGATATAGACACTATGAACTATATGAATACCAATGATATTATTTAAGGGAAGCATAAAAATGTAATGTAATTAATATTCGGTGATGGGGTAATTTTGTAATATTCGTATTCGCTTTCTTTAACTGGTATAATATTTTCTAAAAATCTGCGATTATCGTAATAGCCTAAGATTTCTGTTTGTCTTTCATATATTTTATTGATTTCTCTTAATATATCTAGGTATATGGGCGATACTATTTTTTTGCTCTGTAATATCAACGGCGTTATTGTATCCGTTTGAGCATTATAATTAATTATTAATCGCGGTATATAAATAATAACTACATTATCAAGATGATATCTAGAATATAAATATTCGTCCATACAATAAGAAATATTATAGTAATTTATATAATTATAATAATTCATATAATAATCCTCATCATAATCAGAGCCTACATCAATATGTAGGCCTTCAACTAAACTGCCGACCTTCTGCAATTTATTATTAGCCTTTTCAATATCCTTTTCATATAAATCTGCTACAATCCCTAATATTTTATTCAATAAATCATAATTGAGAATATCAAGATAATTCTTTGCTGTAGCCATCACTATAGTTATTCTTAGTATTCTTAGTATTTTTATTATTTTTATTCATATATAATTATTCATATGTTGCGAGGTATTGTAAAAAATGACTTATGAAATAGCTATATTTTTTATAATTATGATATTTGAAATAGTAAATACTATTTTGTTATTGTGTAGCCTAATGTTAAACATCAAGATATTGAATATTACCCATAATATACAGAGCAAAAACAAGATACAAAACCCATCAGCATCATTAGCTGATATGGCTGCCGATATGATGAGTTGTGATAACTGCGATAGCTGCGGAGCTTGTGATAACTGCGATAGCCGCGGAGCTAACTGCGATAGCCGCGAAGCTAACCGCGATAGCTGTAAGGAGAATAATGTATCACAGCAAAATATCTATAAGACTGGAACAGATAATGAAAATGACAATATCAATTTATTAGGAAATAATCAGCAAGGAGAGTCAAGAGAATGGACTGAGATACAGATTAGCAAA